CTGCCTGGTTATCTCTGAAAAACGCCTTTCGATCTTTGGGTTCGGTTTACGATCCTTCTGATCTTCCTCTACCGTCGCATCATTCCCTTCCCCGTCGTGTCCACTCTGATCGCCCTGGGCTTCCGGCTCGGCTGCATTATCTGCAATCGCCGCGGCTTCCACGGGCTTATCAACTAAACCTAACTTACGGGCGGTGAATTCCGCTAAATTGTCACTTGTCACCACGTTGGCGGCAACTCGTTCCACTACCTGATTTTCTGACATAGGTTGAACCTAAGAATAAACCCGATGAAAACCCATCGGTAGGCTTTTGTCAATTGTTAACCGAAATCAATCAACTTGTCAACAATCTGTTGCATCGGCCCATTCGGGCAAAGTTTTCAAATGCAAATAGGCTTGTTTGATGAAATTGGGCGCATCGTCCGCAATAGAAACAGGAATTGAAAAAGTCTTTTTGATGCTGTGCTTTTCATCGGAACATTCGACAAAAACAAGCGCATTTTGTTTGTCGGTATTCAAGCCAACAATTTTACAATATGCCAAAAACGATGCTTTTTGCGTTCCTAATTTTTCAACGCCGGTTGGCCAATTCACAAAGGCTTCACCTTCAATTTGAATGATTTTATTTAATGCCATGATTTTTCCTTACTGTTGGATTGGGGCGGCCATGCCTGGCTGCATTTGGGGTTGCTGTTGCATTTGGGGCGCCTGGCCAGCAATGCCCGACACCATATCCATTTGCCCAATAAACGGGCTGCTGCCTTGGTGAATATCTTGGGCGGCCACTTCAGAAAACGCATATTGTTCGGCATTCATTTGGTCAATCATGCGCTTCAAATCAGTTGGGTTCATGTTGGCCAACAGCAATTTGACGATGGCGTCAATTTCCGTTTTGTTTTGGCTGGTGATTGAACGTGTGTTTTGATCGTTGACCTTGACTTCGGCGTTTGTTTCCGTGTTGTGCGCTTTGGCAATGCCTTTGATAAGTTCGCGGCGTGTTTCGCCTTCCTGGCGCACACCCTCTTTTGTCAGGCCATACTTTATGTCCAGGCCCATCGCTTGCATTTGCTGCGTTTGCTGCTCGACAGTTTTTTGCAACTGCAAAATCATCATTTGGATTTGCGGTGGGATTGGTGATTTGTCGTCGATCTTAGCCAGCGGGTTCATGGCTGCCAAGCGGTCGGCAATTGTGTCGGCGCCTGGGAAATCCATGTTGCGGAACAGCAAATCGCCAGCAACTTGGAAAATCTCGTTTTGCGCCATCAACGGCATCATGGCTTCGACGGCTTCCATGCGCTTGCTGTTGTAACCTGGGCCGGTGTCCATCACCACGTCATATTCGCCCACGGTGACGTTGTTCAGCACTTCGCCGGTGGCTTGCACATCGTTCAATGTAGTCATGTCGGGTTTGCCGTCCACGCCAATGATTCGCATCACGCGCTGCGTGTCGTAAATCTTGGGGATTAAGTCCAGGATGATTTTGCCCGTGTGTTTGATCGAACGCGTCATGTTGTCGTAAAAGTGAAAGTTCGACAAATCGACTTGCTGCTGCTGCCCCATCAACGCTTTGCCGGACATATTGCCAGCAAGTTGTTGCGACGGGTCAAAGATACCCAGGACGGTTTGAAGGTCGTTGGAAATCTCGGTGGCCGCGGTCATGATGCCAACTGGCGGCGGTTCAGGCTGCAAACGTTGCGGCACGGGTGCGGGTTGTCCGTCAATGTCGCGTTGCTTGTATCGCAAAACAGGCGACGATTTAATGTTGGCCAATGCCCATTCGTTTTCGTGGCCTTCGTCCTGGCCTTCAGCCATCAACCATTTGGCTTTGGGCGCCAGCGCAATTGATTCTGTGGTTGCCGTGCGCCAAAAGTTGAACATCCGCTGCGGGTCTTTGGCAAATCGAACCAGGCCATATTTTTTACGCTTGCCTTCGATTACCACCTGGGCGCCGTAGCATGGCACAACAGGAATGTATTTACCGGCCCAATCCTTTTCTTCCAAGATTTCCATTGCGGTCATCTTGCACCATTTCACTTGCTTTCGGAATGAAGGGCGGCGGTCAATCTCAATAATGCCCGCGGCGTCCATTACTTCTTTGGGCGGCAACTTATCGGCCCAATCCTTTGTGCCATCGGACAACAGCACTAGGTCGTGCTTTTCGCGCACGATGTAAAAATATTCGGCAATTCGTATGTCTTCCTTGGTCACCCATTCCGCGGTGCTGTCACCGGTTGCACGGGGCAAAAAGCCAACGCCATCGTCAGCGCCTGGGTACATTTCGCGGAATACGTGCTTATCGACCACGCTGGTGATAAGGCAACGTTCAGCGTCGGAACCATCGGGCGCCACGCTATTAGGGTCAAAGTAAACGGAAAACGGATCGTCAACCGGTTCAATGTAAATATCCTGGTCAAACGAATTTTCGGCGGTGTAGTTTGTCATCACGCGCCAGTAACCCCAACCCATCCGCACGGCGTAATCAAACGCGGTGTCGTAAGCGGTGTCGGCGTTGCTGTTGACCTCAATGTGTCGGGTTATCCCTTCAATCACTTGGGCGACTTTTAAATCACCTTCGTTGTTGATTGGGTGAACCTTGATACGTGGACGTTGTTGGCGCTGTTGGTTGCACACCTGGCGCACGTAGGCGTCAATCTTGTTGATCGTCAGGCATGGGCGGGCTTCAATGTTGCGGCTGTTTTGAATCTCCACCGGCCATTGGTCACCAGCGGCAAATTTCAGGTCTTGCAACGCTTCCTGGCGGTTGTTTGAATCGGCTTCACCAACCAAGCGCAAAAACTTAATTGCTTCCTGGATGCGTGGATCGCCTGATTGATCTTGGTAATCTGACATATTCGCCCCTTATTTCCTAAAATTATCCCATCCAACCAGCACCTTCGGCAACTGCCCGCGGTTTTTTACGCTGTGCTGGCTCTTTAATCATCAATGCAATATAACGGAACGCGTCGGCGCCGTGGGAATATTGATCGTGTAATGGCGACTTGCCAAACTGGCCGGTTTCGGGATCGACTTCGTAACGGTAATGGCGAAGGCAGTTCAAGCCATCGGCGCAATTGTCACGGTCAAACCAAAAGTTCGGGAACAGCGTTCTGGCCGCGTTGATCGAATCGACCACCGGAACCCGCGGCATGATGCTGGTTTTAAATCCTGACGACCTAACGATTTCCTCAATCGTGCGACCGGCTGCCGCCAACGTTTGGTTTTGCGCGTCGTGCGGCAGCCAAATGGTGTCGTAAACATAGCCAAACGTTTGAAGTTGGGCCAGGTAACTGCTCATGGTGCGCTGGCTGCCCTCAAAGTATCGGATCACCCTGGTTTCCATGCCAATGAATTGGACGAACCACCAGGCTGTCGCGTCCGACCAACCCAGGTCGCAAACTGCGTGAACCGGTTTGGTTGGATCATAAGGCACTTTGGTAATGCGGTTGTCGTTTTCGGCAATCTGCATTTCGTTGCCAAAAATGGCGCCATCCACCGACTTGCGGCACATTCCTTCCCAAACCTGGTTGTATGCGTTAAGGTCGCGGTCTTTCAGTGAATCCTTTTCCAACCGTAGCGTTTCAGGAAACCAGGGGTTATCCGACCAGTTAATTCGCATCACAATGCAGTCGCGTGGCGGCTTTACAACAAACCGCTGGTAAGTTTCGTCGGTTTCCAGGTCAGGGTTGAATGAAACCCATATCTCGCTGCCCTGTTTGCGAATCGTTGGAATCAGGATGTTCCAGGACAACCGGCTGACGGTTTGGGCTTCCTCCACCCAACAAATATTTACACCTTCGAACGACTTAATGTTCGTCGGGTTGTTTTTCAAGCCCACAAAAGAAAACTCCGTCCCGTTGATTCCCCTCACGGCCGTTTGCGTAATCTCGTAAAAGGGCAGCAACCCCAACGCTTCGATTTGATCGCATAGAAGTTTGTGGACGGATTCCTTGATACTGGCCTGAAATTCTCGCGCACACAATATCCGAATGGGGCTTTTGGCCCCCAGGATAAGCAAAGCGCGGGCAATACCCCAGGATTTCGCGCCGCCGCGTCCACCCAGGCAAACTTTATATCGCGCCTTTTTGAACAACCCTTGCAACTTGACCGGAAATTCGGCCTTTGCAACGGCTCTTTCAATTGTCGCTGTGGTATCCATCGGGCGTGACAAAGGTTACTTGAATGCCAGCAAAGGCGGCGCCGTCCTTGCCGGTAATCTCCTGTTCAATCTTGTCGCGCCAGCCCAAAACATTCTTGGCCGTAAATATCGCAAACGTGCTGTTGTACGCGTTCCCGATAGTTCCTTCAATCAAGTTGGCTTCCTGTAAATCCTTGGCCTTTTTATAGGCGTCAGAAAATTCCGGATGGTTTAATTCACCGGTTTCAAAATTTTTTGCGGTCGCCCAATCGTGCAACGTTTGTTTTGTCACCCCAATGTTTGTGGCGAACCGCGCCAACGTAGGGAAAACCCCAGGTAGCGTTTGTGTGTGTTCATTGCCTTTGGCGTCGCGGTTGGTCACTTCCCTGGTGGGCGCCTGGCTAAAAAACTCAATCATCATTTCGGGAAAATCGTCTTGGTACACCGTAGGGCGACCAACTGGACGTTTGACAGGCACAACAACGCCCTGGGCTTCGGCCTTGGGCTTCCTTCCCCTTTTCTTGGGCGCTGCTGTGGTTGTCATTTTTTCTTTGGCTTTTTTGCGGCTTCCCGCTTTTCAGAATAGGCAATGGCCACGGCTTGTTTGACTGGTTTACCGGCTTTCACCTCCGTGGCCACATTCTTTTTAAACGCTTTGGGCGTCATTGACCGGATCAACGGCATCGGCTTCACCTTTTTCGACGCTGGCTTGGGCCAACACGTTTTGGTATTCCTGAATCGCGCCGCTGATTTGCAAAAGGATGGCTTCGTGTTGCTTGGCCATCCCTTGCAGTTCAGCAATGCGGGCGGTGATTTTGTCGGCTGTCAGCATTGCGGGTTCCTTACGTTTGACCGTGGATGATGGCAAAGTTGATGATGACGGGTTCCAGCAATGGGCCAACAGTGTTGTTGTAAAGGCCAATAACGGCTGAACCGGCTGCCTGGCTCGACACAAAGGGCCAATAAGCGCCAGCCGTGCCGCCACCTGATACGCTGACCACAACAACGTCGGCTGCGCTGATTTTGCTATTGGTCAAAGTGAAAAGAACGGATGTACCAGCGCCCAATGATGCAGCATTCATTGTGATGCGACCCATGCTTTTGTTTAGGGTGACGCCGGTGGATTTGCTAGTCAATTGGGTAATAGTACCCTGGCCCGCTGGTGCGTAACCTAGTTCATCGGTTGCATACATTGTGCTGAATTCGGGATCGTTATATGCGACGCCTGTTGCAATTGAATTTGACATTTGGGGTTCCTTTTAAAAAGTTAATAACAGTTCCAGTTTTTTAGGCTGGCTTTGGCCCGTTCAGCGGGGCCTTTTGCATTTTTAACCACCCCTTCCATCCTGGCACAAAACGACGCTTTTCTGCCCGCGTCGGCTTTTGTTTTAGGGTTTGGTGCTGGCGGTTTCAAATTTGAGTTGTTTTTTTTGTTGTATTCTGCACGGCCTTTGGCTGTCATGCCAGCCCCTTGTTCGGTCGGGTTGTAAGTTTTGCCCTTTCCCGTGGTTTTATGGGCAATAGGCTTGTCGTGCTTTGTCATTTTTTGGCCGTTTTTGCTGATTGTTTAAATGCTGCGGCAGTTGGCGCACCTTTGGCGCCAGGCTTTCGCATCCGTTCGACGGGCTTTCCTTCAGCCTTTTGTCGTTCGATACGTTCCTGTTTTTTGTGGATATTGGCGTAAAGGCCAGGTTTTGTTGCCATAATTTATTCCTCCACGACGCAAGCCACGTCGCCTTCCTGAATCAGTTGGTGGTCTTGGCCGTCAATTTTGTGAATTGGCCAATCCAAATATGTGCCGTTGCCGTATTTGATAAGTTCGCCCACTTTCACGTCGTAAACATCGGGGCCAATGGCCACCACGGTTCCTTCGTTGAATTTTTCGGTGTTTTTCACAATCAAAACGTCCGACAGGCTGCGAACAATTGGTTTGACCAAGACACGATCATGTAGCGGGGTGATTACCATCTTTCGGCTTCCTTCCAGGTTTTTTGCGTTCAGGGGTGGTTGTAGTGTCCGTCATAATGTCGTAAACCGGCAGCGCCAGCACTTTGACTTCGTGTTCACCGCACCAATCGGATTGGTGTTTGTTGACCGGCGTGGGAAATCTTTTGCAAGCCCCCAACACCTGGGCGCTAAAAAAATAAACGCAATTTTCGCAATTACCCATTTGGCATTTCCCCTTTTTGCACCGATTCGTTCAGGCCGCGGGCAATTGCTTCGGCCATTGCGGTGGCTTCGGCTTCGTTCCTACGGTCTTCCCGATGTTGGGCTGGCGTAATCCGCTGTTCCGCGGTAAATGGCGTCACTAATGGCGCCTGACTTTTTGGCTCGTTCGAGTGCATCACGTAATCCTTTTCTCACTTCATTGTCTTTCAGTTTAGGCAACTTGTCAAGGCTGCTTAACTGGGCTTTTCCCGCACCGCGGCTGTTGTCAATCACACGGATTTGAACGTTCGGGTTGTTGCGATACTTGGCGGCCACCTGGTCAATTACTTGACGGGCGCCCATGTGAGTTTTCATGTGTTCGGACAATGGGACGGTGCGGCCGGTTCCCATTTGTTCTTCCATGCGCTTGGCCCGCTTCAATGCCCCGTTTTCCAGGGCTTCCACGGGGTCGCGGTACGTGTAAATAATGTCCACCTTGCGTTTGGCGTCCAATGCCTGGCGAATCTTTTTGTCTGCCGAATCAAACGAATTCATGTTTGTGTCGTAAACAATTTCGGCTTTGCCCAAGCGCGGATCAACCGTTTTGGCCATTTGCATTCCGGTAGTCTTACCGGCGCCTGTGCCGCCAGCGGTAAACACCACGGTGCTTTCACGCCCTTGGGGTGTTGGTGCTGCCAGTTTGTCGGCGTAATGGCGTTTCATCAACGCGCTGGATGGTTCATGCACATCGGCCGACTTTGTGCGGTCGGATCGGTAGTGGGGCGACAGTTCACGTGCCAGGTCGGTGTTGATCGTGCGGCCTTCGTCCGAATCTGCCAACTGTTGATATTGCTGGATCAGTCCAGGGTAATCGTTTTGCAGTTGGTCAAAGTATTCCTGTTCAATCGGGTTGACCGACTGACCGCCCATTTGAGGCTGCGGGGCAAGCGCGGAAAGCCGGTTCCCGACCGGCATTTGACCCGGCTGCACCGCTGCCATTGCTGACAGCGGGGTGGCCATTACTTGCAGCCGCGTTCGTGCGTGTAGCAAACACCGCTGCTGCGGCCGCCGTTGAATTGCTTGTCGGCGCCAACGGAATCGGCCTTGCCCATTGCAACGCCGTTTTTAATCATGCCCATGCGTTGGCCGCTGGCGTCGCTGGCTTTCACGCCGGATGGCTCTTTTGCATTGCTGCCTTGGCCGTAGCCTTTGGGTTGTTTGATTGCTGACATAATTTTCCCTTTCATTTGAGGAATCGAAGTTTATACAACGTGGAATTTATCAGGTCGGCGATTTCGTCAACCAGGTTTTGCAATTCCGAATCCTGTGGCAAATCCTTGCGGGAATCCTCCACAAAATCTTTCAGGCTTTCCAAGTATTTCACCGGCTCTTTGGCGTTGTGAAATTCCTGGGGCCACTTTTTGATTTGGCCATAACGGCCCATGTACGCTTCCGCGTATTGGTCAACCAGGTCGATGATTTCGTTGTAATACGTGTTCAACGCTTGGTGAACGGAAAAGGAATCCGTACTCAGGTGCATGAAGTGTGCAACTGTTCCTGAATGCAGCATGGCCGCAATAAATTCGGATGATTCGTCTTCCATATTTGCCCATGATAATGGAAAAAAGCGGGGGCCGAAACCCTTTATAAAGGCAACGGCTCAAAAAGCCGTTCCCATTCTGCATCATTTGGGATTGGCACGTCAACTGGCCATTTACCCCCATCGACCAGGCAATCAACCGTTTTTTTGTGCGCCACCCACCAGGCTTGTTGCCGTTCACGTTTTGACCATTGGGCGCCTTGGTCAATGTCGTGGTGGCACAACATACAAAGCGCCGCCGTCAAGTTGTCGTCGGATTTGATGCCGCGGCCTTTGCCCCCGCCCCAATTGCTGTGCGCGGCCTGGACAAAATGCCCGCTGCCGCACAATTGGCAATCCAGGCTGGCCACCAGGCGCAACAACTTTTTGCTTCGGACGTAGGGGTGTTTTTGCACTTGCATAATTTGTTTTTTGCGCCAGCCAGTCATTTTCCGCAATTTCTACATTTGGTCAAAAGTGTAAAAACGGGGCGTTTGCAATAAACGCAAAGATATTGGGTCATCATGCTTCAATTCCTTTTTCAGCACACCAGGCCAACAACCATTCAATGAATTCGGTGGCGTCGGATATGGTAAATTTGTGCGTTTGCCAACCCAACTGGACAACGCGCTGGCCATCCAGGCTTGGCGACACCTTGCCAATCTTTCGGTCGGTTTCGTGCGCCCATTGGTCGATCAACAACCGTTTCCAATCGTCGGCCGTCCAAGTTGAACCGGCCACGCGCATGGCCAAGTAAATTTGATGAATGATGGCGTGGAACATATCGTTTTGATCGCTTGACCTGGTAGCCCGTTTAATTTCCAAGCGCATTTTGTGGCCAGCCATCAAATTGTTTTTAACTTCCGGCCAAATGTTATCCATCAAAATCTTGGCTTGCTGCGCGTTGTGCAATTCGTAAATCATTTCAACACCCCCAACACGCGCAAAGCGGAATCCACACCGTCCACAATGGCCAAGGCGCCGCCGCGCCAGGCGCCGTGCCACTTCAGTTGGTTTTCAGTCAATCGACGCGCTGACGGCACTTTCCGGCCGTCCTTGACTTCCATAAGCAATGTCTTGCCCTGGAATCCAACAAGCAAATCCGGTACGCCTTTGCCAACACCCGCCAAAGACTGAACCGTAGCGCCAGCCGCCCGCAATGCCTGGACAACTTGTTCATGGTTTGCGTCGATCTTGGCTGCTCTCATGTTTGACCCTGTTCATATCTTGCCGCAATGTATGCGCTGCACCAGGGCCGCGGATTTTCTCGATTTTCTCGATTATGTCCATCCACCACCCGTTCGCAAACCTGGTTCCCCTCTCGCGCTGGTGCAATTTCCACCGGCGCAACCAATCCCTGGCTTCGCATTCCCGTCGCCAGGCTTCCGACCAGGTTGGTTTCTCGCCATCCGGCAAGGTCGCCTGTTGCGATAAGGGCTGCGGTAATTTGGTCGAAGTCAAAGGTTTGGCCCTCTTTTATTTTGTTTAACAGTAAATGGCCATCGTTGCGCGTCATTGAATGCGACCTCTCATCGCTGCAATGTGCGCCCTTTGTTGATCCATCAATTCATCACGTTGTTGGCAAACTTGCTGATATAAGTTGTATAAAGTTTCAACGCCATTTGACAATCGCCGAAGTTCGGCGGCCGCAAGGCATTGGGCTTCCAGGCTGGCATCGTTGCATTCAAGGTAATCGCATAATTGCAAAAGTTCTTCGCGTGTCATTTCGGCATCCTCATTTTTTGAGTCATTTCGCGCAACATGGCCAAGGCTTTTTCTTTGGCTGCGGTGGCTGCAATTTGTTCGTGAACGGTAGGCTGCCTGGTTATCAACGTTTCGGGCTTGTCAGGGATGCGCGGGGCTTCACCCAAAAGTTTTTTAAACGCCAGGGCTGATGGTGGCCGGTCAGGGTTCATGTGCTGCAACGCGTAATCCATCTTTGGCCGGTACGTCAGGCCGCGTCCGCATTCCTCAATCCACACCTGGCGAACCAAATTGGGGTCAACATCGCGCCAATGGTTGGCAAACGTGGCGCCATAAATCGCGTTCATTTTGCTGAACACGTAATCAAAGCCGCTGTCGGCATCACAAAAGTCGCTTGCGTTCCACATCGGACACCTCCAAGGTTTTTTCAGGTTTTGCCCAAAATGGCGCTGGCGCTGGTTTCGGTGTTGCCAGGCCGCGGGTCAATTCGCCCATTGCGTTCTGCCTGGCTTCCGATGCTGTCACCTGGTCTTTGGCCCAACTGGCTTTGAAACTTTGCCAACCACGGGTGCAACACATCGCCAATGCCTGTTCCAAGGTCATTGCAGCCTTTTGGGCCTCTTTTTCAATACCAACCAAGGCCACGGTAGTCACCGGCGCCCGTTTGGCCTTCCTGATGGCTAAAAACGATTCCCAAACATCATTGGAAACGCCGTCAGGCGTGGCGGTGACAACCGCGTTTGTTTTCTTGGGTTTTGTATCTTGGGTCTTGGGTCTTGGGTCTTGTATAGCATTGCATTCGGATTGCGGTCGCATTGCGGTCGCATTCCAACGGGCCTGGGCGCTGGCTTTGGCCTTTTCGCTTTTATCTTGAATGGCCTGAATTTCACGGCCAACACGTTCCGACCACCAACCGCCGCCGATCAATTCAAAAAATTCACGCAATACGTTTGCAATGCTTTCGGAATGCGAACGCATACGAATCAACCTGGCAATTTCGCCCACGTCTTCCGGTAATGGTTTTTCGTGAAGGTAACACCAATCAAGCATTCGGCGATAAGCTAAATCCTCTGATTCGTCCAGGTGTGCGGTGTGACTTTGATAGTCACCTATGTTGAATTGGTAATAGTGCATTAACCCACCTTTCATCCCACCAAAAAAAGGAAACAACGGAAGGCGGGTGGGGCGCTTTTCGGGTGGCTCATGACTTCCACCCTATCCGTGCTTCGCAAACGTTTTATTTTTTAAACCACTTCGGACGCAATGATTTCAACTGCCACACCCGTGCCGGTGGAACATCATTCCCCCATTGGCTTACGGCCGCCCTGGTAATTCCCAACAGTTCGGCCAACGCCTTGGCTGATCCAGCCAGTTTGATTGCTTTTTCTTTGTCCATCTTTCGATGTTAAGCGGCCTTGCGTTGTGTGTCAATAGCAACAAACCCCCTTAAAGTTAAGGGGGCTTTACAAATAACGTTTGACAATGTTGTTAAGCGGGCTTAATATTCACCCATGCCCTAACAAATTGCACGGGGTCTTTTAAAAGGAAATCAAAATGTCAAACACTCAATACCTCTCATGTGCCGAAACCGCAAAATTGGTTCGCGCCGCCCTCAAAGAATCTTTCCCTGGTGTGAAGTTCAGCGTCAAGTCCAGCACATACGCTGGCGGCGCCAGCATCAATGTTTCGTACATCGACGGCCCAACAGCCGCCCAGGTCGAAGCGGTGGCCAAGACTTTCCAGGGTGCTTACTTCGACGGCATGACAGATTACAAAGGCAGCAATTACAACAGCCTGGACGGCCAGCCCGTTCGCTTTGGTGCTGATTTTGTTTTTGTAAGCCGCCGGTTTACTACCCCGATCCTGACCAGCATTTTTGTTGAAACTTGCAATTACTACGGTTTCGACAACGAAATCCTGATCGACGGCGGCGGCCAATATTTCGGTGCTTACATCAAAGCGGTTGGCCCCAACGCTGACAGCGAAGCCCGCGGTTTTAGCACTTCGGACATTGAGCGAATTATTCGCCAACGTGTTGGTGAATACAGTATGGACGACGTGGCCCCAAGCGCCACATTGGCCCGCGTTGCCTTCCAGGGCGACGACGGTTACGGATGGAATTCAATTGGCCGCATGGCCGCATAAGGGGAACGCCATGAACCGCGAACCAACAGATTGGGAAGTTGTGTTGATGGTGCTGGTGGCAGCACCGGCCATCTATGTTTTATTGTGGCTTGGAATGGCCATCTTTTAAGGGGAACGAAATGACAGTAAGAATCACCAGGGTGCATCGCGGGGGCAGCGTGTTCTACGCCGCCACCATCCGCGGCGTTTACTTGGAACGCGCCAGCCTTGCCGAATTGCGTGAAGCCATTGCGGTTCGTGAAAGTTTTTTAAGAATTTTTGCGGAATCTGTTGACAGCGCCAGTTAAGTTGGCTTAAAATCAAACCATGCCCTAACGGGTCTTTTAAAAGGAATATTGAAATGAATACAACCATCACCCCCGCAAATCAAATTGCAACATTTGCCAATCCCGAATTGGGCATTGCATCCCTGGTCACCGTAGTCAAAAAAGGCTTTGCCGTCACATTGATGGACACCGACGCTGAAATGATTGTGGCCACAAAAATCTTTCCGCTGGCCATGCTTGTTCAGGCCATCAACTACGCCAAAACAATTGCAAATGTTTAACTGGCCATTTCCACCGCCAGGGGGGCCAATCCCCTGGACGCGTAAGCAAGAACGCGATTACCAAACCAAAAAGCGGGACGACTTGCCCACCGCACCATTTTGAAAGTTACTGCAATGAAAAAAATGATTCGCATTGATCTTGACGGCCCTTACTACCCAAAACCAACGGTTTACCAACGCGTTTGGAATTGCCTGGTTGTGGTGGTGATTGCTGTCGGTGTTGTCGCTTGGTTGTCCGGTTGTTCGACAACCACGACCGGCGGCGCCCAAGATTTGGTGCTGGACAAAAGTATCCAGCCCATGTCGCGGAATGAAGTCGTGTCGGCCATTGGCGATTGCCAGGCCAACGGGCTTCGCGCCGTGTTGATGTACGGAAAACGCAAAGTCAACGGTTACACCGCTGACGTTGTGATTGACGTTACTTGCGCCCCTAAATGGTAAAGGAAAAAATTATGGAACAGTCATTCAGCAAAGTCGCTTCGGCCCTGGTCAAAGCGCAAAAAGAATTTGGCCCTGCGCTGAAATCATCCAGCAACCCGCATTTCAAATCGCGTTACGCCGACCTGGCCGCTTGCGTTGAAGCCGTGATCGAAGGCTTGAACAACAACGGCATTGCATTGACGCAACGCGTCAGTTCATACGACAACGGCGTGATTGTGGAAACCGTGTTTATTCACGAATCCGGCGAAGTTATAAATTGCGGCCAACTGCACGTTCCGGCCACCAAACAAGATGCCCAGGGTTATGGCAGCGCGTTGACCTATGCCCGCCGCTATTCGTTGATGGCAGCCTGTGGAATCGCACCGGAAGATGACGACGGCAACGCGGCCAGCAAACGCCCAACAGCGCCAGCAATCCCAACGCCTGACATTACCGACCACCTGGCAGCCATCCAGGCCAGCGCAAACAGCGAAGAATTGGCGGCAACATTTAAAGATGCGTTTGACGCTTGCCAGGGCAACCAGGTATTGCAAGCCAAAGTAATGGCAGCCAAAAAAGAACGCGTGGCCCGCGCCAAAAAAGATTTATCAACCAAAGGAAATGAAAATGTCTGACGAAATTGAACAACGCACCGACGAATGGTTTGCCGCCCGCCTGGGTAAAGTCACCGCGTCCAAAGTGGCCGACGTGATGGCCCGCACAAAATCGGGTTATTCCGCAACGCGTGAAAACTACATGGCCCAACTGGTGGTCGAACAAATCACCGGCACACGCCAGGAATCGTTCACCAACAGCGCGATGCAATGGGGAACCGACCAGGAACCCTTTGCCCGCGGGGCATACGAAGCCGCCACCGGCAACATGGTTGAGGAAGTGGGTTTTGTAAACCATCCAACCATTGCGATGGCTGGCGCGTCGCCTGACGGCCTGATTGGCGACAACGGATGCGTGGAAATCAAATGCCCGAACACGGCCACCATGATTGAAACGCTGCTGACCGGCGCCGTGCCGCAAAAGTATTTCGCGCAAATGCAATTTCAAATGGTTTGTGCTGGCCGCGCCTGGTGCGATTACGTGGTGTTTGATCCACGGATGCCAACCAAAGCGCAACTGTTCATTAAACGCGTACCTCGTGACGAAGTTTTCGTGGCCGATATGGAAGCGGAAATCATCAAGTTCCTAGCCGAAACCGCGGTCAAGGTCGATCAACTTAAAAAAATCATTGGGGAATAAATCATGGCAAAACTTATCAACGAAATCACCGTAATCACCGGCACGTACAACAACGCCCAGGGCCAACAAAAAAACCGTTACCAGCGGATTGGTTCGATCATTGACACCAAAAACGGGCCAATGCTCAAAATTGACGTGATTCCGCTGAAGGAAGGCGGTTGGGACGGTTGGGCATATATCAACGAACCACGCGAACGCGACGACCAGCCGCAAGGCCAACAACAGCGACGCGCCCCCCAGGGCAGCGGGTTTGACGATATGCACGACGACATTCCAAACTTTTAAGGGGTGGCCATGCAATTGGATTTTTTTGGCGACAAAGGCGATTACCTGGCGCAACTGAAAACCAACTGGCGGGCCACCATCGAAGGCGACGGGGGCCATTGCCCCTGTTGCGGGAAGTGGGGCAAGGTAAGCCCCCAGGGCATGAACGAAACACGCGCCCTGGCCCTTCTGTGGCTTTCCCGCGCCCCTTTCAATTTTGATGGTTGGGTCGATGTTCCCAAAACTGGCCCGCGCTGGTTGATGCGCGGCAAAACGCACACAACGTTGCAGCATTGGGGGTTTGTGGAATCAGGCGGCCATGCGGAAGACAGCAAAAAATCGGATGGTGCCTGGCGCGTGACACCCAAGGGCTTGCACTTTATTTGCGGAACGATTACCGTTCCACGTAAGGCATACATTTACAACAACGTTGTTGAAGGCTGGTCGGACGAATGCGTTTTGTTCAGGGATTGCTTTGGCCGCCATTTTGACTATGCCGAAGTGATGGCCGACAACTTCAACCTAAATGCGATCAAACTATGAATTGCTGCGACTATGACTGCAATCAAGGCCGCAATTGCCCCGCAAGGGCAACCGCGTGGGTCTGCCCATTCTGCTACGTAAAAGGCTGCCAAACGCCCGATACGTGCCGTTCCCTGGCCATCCGCATCCATACCCTGGATGAAGTGGCCACCGCGTTCGACAAAATGCGAAGCCTGGGCGACACCGCGGCATCATTTGCGGCGTTTGTCAGGAACATGAAACGTTAAGCAAACGGGCGCGTTCCGGCCTTGTCAATAATCAGGGCTTGTTTGCGCGGGCTGGTGTCGTTGGTGTTTGGAATGCTGATATGCGTCCAGCGATCAAATTCACGAATCACCTGGTCAAACAAAATTCCGCTGGCCATGATTTTTCGCACTACTTCGTCGGGCGTCATGCCTGGCACACGGAAGTCGCAAGCGCAGCCGGTGCGGTGCTGGCTGCTGTCTTTGCTGCCCACCGCGTCGTTGACCTTTTTTGTGCGAAGTCCCGATGAAATCATTATGGGCTTGCCGTTCAACACCATTTTGACTTGCTCAAGAAAATCAGCCAAGCGCGTCAGGTTGGCCAGTTCTTGGTCGTTGGGGCTGTTGTCCCATCCGTTGCGTTCGGCTGTTTCGGATGCGGTCAATTCTTCCAGGGTGAAATGCGGCGTCAGGTTCATTTTTTGGCTTTCATGTCGGCAAGTTTTTCAACCGTGCGGCCTCCAAAATAGGCCAGGAAAATAATTTGGCCCCATTGGCCCAACAACTGCACGTAGGATTCCTGGGCGTTGTAACCAAACGCGCTCATCATGGTGAACAAAAAAAATGCCACAAAAATGGCAATCAGCGCCAGCGGCCGAATGTTCTTTGACAACCAGGAATCGGAACCCATGTCGGCTTTCCAACGATCCGACACGTTGGTCATTTCCACTTCAAACAGTTTGGTTTCGTTGGCCATCTTGGCCAGTTCGCCACTTTGCGCCAAGGCAGCCAAATCTAATTGGGCTTTGGCTTTGGCTTCGGGATCAGGAATCAGTTTGTCAATCAATTTCCCGCCAACATTCAATAGTGCGTCAAGTCCAAACATATCAGTCCTTTCCCGTCAGGGTTTTGATTTTGCTGTTGACCGGCATTTTTTCTTCAAGGATGGCAATGTGCATCCGGTTTTCGGCAATTTGGTCACGGTTGCGTTGGATTTCCTTTTCTAAATCCTGACGTAATTTTTCGCGGGCAAGTTCGGCGCCGGTGTTGCTTGCTTGCTTGTTGTCGCTGGTCACAACCAGGCTGATTTTGCTGTTCAGGATGGTGACTTCGTGGGCCAAGTTTGACAGCGCCGACATAAGGTAAACGACGCACGAAAACAGTAAAGGCAACAAAGCAAACGTGATCTTTTCAATTAGTTGGCTTTTGCTTTCCATTGCTTGGATTTTTTCCTCACTCATTTCAATGCTCTTTCATCCAACTGATTGCAAACCCTACGGCGCTGGACACGAACGACACAAACGCCATTCCGGCCCAAAAACCACCACGGCCCTGGTTGGCCAAAGCAACCAATTTTTCCAAATTGGATTCCATCTTGTCCATCTTTTTTTCCATGTCGTCGAACCGGCGTTCGTAGTCTTGAACCTTTTGCCAAAGAACACCGTATTTCACGGGATCAATTTCTGCTTGTGCCATGTTTTCAATCACTTTTTAATCAAATCTTGAATAGGGACAAAACGCGATTGCGTGTTTTCAAATGCCTTTTGTTCAGCCTGGGCTTGGGCCTTGGCTCTTTTGCCTGCTGAACGCTGGCCTATCAATTCGTTTGCCGCCAATGCAGCCGCACCGCCAGCGGCTCCAAGGGTAATCCCGCCAGTTCCAATTTCAGCAATTCCACCGGCCGTTAAGGCTGCGCCTTTTGACAACACCTGTTCGGCAATTTTGGAACCCAACTTTTGTTCCACGTTGATTTTTTGAACCGCTGCGCCTTTATAACCGGTATCGGTGGCCAGGATGTGAACGGCATTGTGGTAATCACGTAGATTGCCCATTTCGTCAGGCGTGAACAAACGGTTCATTACCTCACGGTTGTCGTTCATGTATTTGGTAACCTGGCGCGGTGTTTTTTGTTCCGCAACACGGTTGGCAAATTGCGCTTTGATTTCAGACAGCGCGGCCGTGGCCTGGGGCTGCAATTCAGGTGGAACGCCTTTGAGGGTATCAATTACGTGGGTAAATTGATCCACCGGCATATCCGCAATATTTTGTGCAATTTTTTCAATTTGCACTTTTCGATTGATACCTTTTGGCCCATCGGCATCCAAGATTTTGGAAATTCCGTTTGGATTGTCTAAAGTATTTTTGCGAAGTTCAACCAATGCCCGCGCATCTTTGTAAAACGGGGTGTTGGTGTCCAGATTAGCCAACACGTCGGTGTCCACCGCTTCTTTTAATTGGCGGTGAAGGTTGGCATTTTTTCGATCCCAATTTTCGTTTACAAACTTGCGGAAATTTTCGGCTGTTTTGGCGTCAGTTGGCAATAGGTTGCCGTCTTTGTCAATCATGCCCAATTGCTTCATGCGGGCTTTGGCAATGTTGGTCAAACCAATCGTTTCGGTGTTGGCCAATGTCAACGATTCGTCGTTCAAAACCTTCATAATGTTTTGCGCTTCGACGGGAATTTCTTTGGCCAACGCGTCACGTTCAGCGTAAATTTTGCGGGTGGCATTGTCAAAATTTGTTTCCAAATCTTGCAACGGTTTCAGGATGGTGTTGCCGCGTTTGTAAACGGTGCTTTCATCCAGGCCAACCGTGCCGCCAGTATTTTTAACCTGGCGTTCGGCAAAATCTGCCAGGCGCTTTTGCTCGTCGGCAAATTTTTCCTTCAGGAAATTGCCGGTGGCCGTGTCGGTGTTCGACGTGGCGTAATTTGTTGCGCGTTCTTTGCCCTTGCCTTCAATAGCAGCCAAGTCGGCAGCATGATCCGAACCCAACACACGGTTTAGAGTTTGGGCGCGGGAATATTGCTCATCCAATGGCAAACCGTTTTCAGCGTATTTGACTTCGGAAAATGGCGTGTCCGGCGCGGCTGGCTTACTGGTTCCAAGTGGCGACGCGGCGGGTTGTGCTGGCGCTGGTTGGCCTAACGCGGCTGGCTGTGTTGCCGCCTGGCGTTCGGCCTGGTAACGCTGATCCAATTCATCCACGTTGCGTTTAAGTTCAACGCCAGGCGCTTCCGGTGTGCCAGGAACGGCCGCTGGCGCCGATTTTGGCTTCATGTTGGTGCTACCAGGTGCAACGGCTTCGGCAACGCTGCCAACGGCCCGCTGGATCGGTTCAGGCGTCACCGCTTTGACAGCCTGGCCAACATATCCGGCTTCGCGGCCAATTGCGCCGGTGACGGCCTGAACGGGCTTGGTCTTGGCAATTGCTTTGGCGCCACCAGGAATCAGGAAAGTGGCCTGGTTGACCATGTTTTCCACGTCGCCTTTGGGAATGTTAATTCCCTGGCTTTGTAAACCTGATTGAATTGCGTCAACGCCTTTTTCTAAATTGGCGCCAATGTAATCCATGACTTGACGGCTGGCCTCGCCTTTGTATTCCGACGTTCCGGTCACACCAAAAGCGCGGCCCACAACGTCTTTGGGGCTAGTGGTTTCGGCTTTGGCCTTGGCTTCGGCTGCTTCAGGCGACATTTGTGTGCCGTAGTAAGCCCGCGCCAGCGGATAAGCCAAAACGTCCATTGTTCCGGTGACTGCATTGATTCCGGTATCTGCCAGGCTGGCGGCTGCGCGACCTTGGCCACGTAGGAATTGGCCAACCTTGCCCACAACTCCGCGGGGCTTTTCTTCCTCGCCAGGCTTTGTGGCCATTGCTTGCTGCACCGCGCTGTCAATGTTTTGCGGGTTGAAGTCGCCAAACCCTTGGGGCGTTTCCGTGCCGGTCACCTGGCCAGGCATCAACACCGCATGAACGGGGTCTTTTTTGCCAAGTGGGCGATGAATGCCAAAACGGTTTAGGAAGGCTTCGGGAACCTTGGCTGATATGTCCACCGCTTCCGTGTGAAATGCGGGCTGCCCTGGGGCGCTGGATGGATCGACGGGCGAATAAACGCCAGGCATTCCAACCTTGCTTTGGGCAAACAATTTTTCTTGTTCGGCGCGTGTGCGAACGCCGCTGGTGATTGGCATATCCGTGCCAAATTCTTGTTTGTATGCGGATTTTGCTTTTTCTAAGTTGGCCAACAATGCGGGGTTTAAACCTTGCAAATTGACCTGGCTGGATTGGCTTGGTTGTCCGGCTGGCTGCGGTTTTGGTGGTCGCCCAAACGCTTGCCCGACGGCGTTGTCAATGTCGGCAAGGTTTAAGGTTTCCATTATTGTCCCCCGATCAATTTTTGCATTTGTCCAATTTTGTTGACAAGGCTTTGGTAACCAGGTGAATTGGCGCCACCGGCTTGGGTCACCACTTCCTTGATTGCGTCGTTGTCTTTGCTTCGAATAGCATCATACAAACGAATCGCGTTTACGCCATCATTTCCAAGTGCTGACGACCAACGCTGTTGAAATTCTGCCGCGGCAAATGGGTTTTTAGTGCGATTAAATGCGTTTTCCACACCCTGGGAAAATAGTTCCGTGCCGGTTGAAAGGGCGCGGTTTACGCGGGCCGTTTGTTTGATGGCCTGGGGCGTCCATTCGGTTGTGCCGGACATTTGACCAGCAATTGCGCGGCCAGCGTCAGTACCGGCCAGGCCAGTACCGGCCGACAGGGCTTGCGTTTGCAATGCCATGTAATGGCCCAACTGTTGAAGGTTGGTTGCGTTGTCGCCACCAATGCCCAAACCGTTCAGGCCAGCATAACCGCCCGTCAGGTTGGCAAGTGTGCCGGAACCTTTACCGGAAATTACGTCGTCGGCCAACTTGATGATTTGGTTGCTGTTGAATTGCTGCACCGGCACTTGTTGCGCCAGGGTGCGCGTGTTCAAACGCAAATTGGTTGCGGCTTCCAACGTTGAAGCATTTTCGCCCGCGGGCATACGAACCGGCGCGTTTGATGGCATTGCTGGCTGCGCTGTGACGGCCGGACGCGGCATTTGTTGTGCTGGCGCCTGGATGTTGTTTTGCGGCATAACACCGCCACCCTGAACGCCAGTTTGACCAGGCATTGCGTTGGCGGCTGCACCACCTGGCTGCTGCGCTGCATTTGCGCCAGCCGGAATAACCACTTCGCCCAACATTTCGCCGTTCGGGCCATAAGCCAAAGCGGTGGGGTTGTTGTTCATATCCACGCGGTTGGTTGCAACGTAACGCGAACCTGGGCCAAGTTGGTTGGTTGCCAAACGCGTTTGGCCAACTTGAATGCTTGGGGCTTGACCAGCAACGGACGGGCGGGTGTTTGTCGGCAATATTTGGGCGCCGGTGTTCAATGTGCCAGGCTGCGGGTTGTAATTGGCTTCCTGTGTCGAAACAGGCAACAGCGTTTGGGCGCCGGTGACGGCCAACTGCGACCAATTTGTGCCTTCCGGCATTTTGTTCCAAATGGTCTTGTAAGAATCGGCCAGGCTGCCCAAGTCTTTGTTGCCAGGATTGGTGGCCACCAGGTCGTCCAGGGCTTTCAAATAAGTGTCTTTGTTGTTGACACCGGCTTTACCCAGGATGTTAAAAGTTTGGCCAACCAATGACTTTTGATCTTGCGTCAAATTCATTTTGGCTTTGTTGGCTTGCGTTTGGGCCGTGCTTAAATCGGCCATGTTTTTCATTATGTCGCGGCCAGTAAGCGGGGCCAGTTTCGGAATTGCCGAATTGACCTTGCCCATGTCGATGTTGCCATCGGTTTGGAAGTTTTCGGGATTGCTGAAAAATTCCTGGGCAGCAACGCGTTCGGTGTTGGCTTGGTCTTCCTTTTGCAAGGCAATACCGGTGCGGCCAATATTGATTAAATCGGCCGCCTTAAATTCCTGGGGATTGATCTGCTGCGAAGGAAACGACGAAAAAAATTCAGGCATATTGTTCCCCTTACCCTATGAATTTGGACAGCATTGCGGCTTGCATGAAGTTGTTGCCCATGCCAGCAATTGCGTTTGCGGAACCTACCTGGCCAGCGCCGTAAGCGGTTGCGGAACCAACACCAAGTTGACCGGCTGCATTTGCAAAGTTTGTTCCGGCTTGGTTGGCTTGCGATTGACCAGCCTGGCCAATACCAGCCACGCCCGCCAAACGGTTGTAAATGTTGGTCTGTTGGTTTTGGAAGTTGTTAAACGCGTTTTGGTATGCGTTGCCCGCATAGTCTTCCGCAAACTTGATTGAAGCCATATTGGCGTTTGATCCACCACCGCCAACGTTGACGTTTTGACGCGTTGCACCAATACCTTGGTCGCGCATAAATTGGTAATTTGGCGCCAGTTGGGAATTTAAATAGGCCGCGGTAAATTCTCGCGTCAATGCACCGGTTCCTGTTCCCATTGTGGTCGGGTTTCCCTGGGCGTCATATTGCTGATATTGGCCAGGCAACATTGATTGAAGGCTGTTTAACGCGCCATATCCCGCGGTTCTATACGGGGCTTGCTGCGTGTTTATAGTGTTAAACATATCCCGCTGAAGGCCGGTCGCGTCGGCCGCTGCGGCTTGTTGTGCGGATGCCGCATTTGTGGCTGCTTTGGCTTGGTTCATACCGCCGCCAATCATGCCGCCGACACCGGCGCCAATGGCCGCGCCAGCCAACGTTCCTGCTACACCGTAGCCAAGTCCCGCGCCAATTGCTGCTGCAACAAAAGTCATATTATGTTCCTTCCAGTTTCTTCAAATCCGCAATGATTTGTTTAAGGTTGTTTCCCGAATCAAACAATGCGGTATTGTCAGGCTCGACCAATTCTGTTTCGATTTCGTCCAGGTCAGTTTTGTCAGTTTTGTGGATTGTCACGCCAATGGAATCCTGAGTCGATAACGTCACCCGCTTGGTTCCTGGCTGGCATTCCACAACATCACCGGCCTGAAGTTTTTTCATGCCTTTTTCAGTCCACGCAATTATCTCGCCTTTGGCGCATAAAAAGAAGTGGGGCTGTTTGTGAACTTTGCCAACAATCAGCG